CTATACCGATGTACAGATACTGGGGCAATGCGCGAACAGTGTAAGTGCCGTTGAATGTTGCATCGACTGATGCGACTGTAATTGACTGGCCGACTGCAATTTCCGATGGGGTCAGTAATTGCAGTACGGCGTAATCATCCAGTAGATACTTTTGTGTAACGCTGTAAACAGCCATGAGCGGATGCTCCGCTCTCGACTAGGCCTGTGTGATCTTGCGGATCATTCCAGAGATTGCAGCAAAGGTTGAGACATAGCCGTGAAAGCTCATTGTCTTGCCCAAAGTAGATGGCGTGTCAACGCTCAACAGGCCCTGAATGGACTCGTAGAACTCGTACGCATCGCCTTGGCCTTGACCGACTCGAGTGATGATCATTGTCTTGGCAGCGAAGTTGCTGTCAACTACAAGCTGCAAGCCGAGTGGGTTGCCGTTCCATGATGTTGCGCTTTGCGATCCTGCGGCGTTGTATCCGCTCAGACCGTTGGCGATTAAAGGAAAGATTTGACGGCCCGTTGTGTCTGCGAGCTGACCGAGTTGCGCCCAGACATCGACGGACACGAACATGTGAGTCGGCAGCCAGTTGCGGTTAGATGAGATGTCGCTTGCCGAGTCGTAAACACTCTTGAGCAAGTCGGCAACTGTTCCGTCCCAGACACCAGATGATGTTGCTGCGGCAAGCATGTTGTCTGCTGCCAAGTTGTCAGAAGCGATCATGTATTCGCCCATCAAGTCATTCAAGATCAGCTGCATTGCTGCTGGGTTGGTGAACGAAATATCTTGAGCACTCAAACTCACTTGACCAGCGAGCGTAGTTTTTGTAACCGAGTTTGCGGCAATGACCATTGTGGTTGCCGAAACTGCCGACAATTCAGTGGACTGTGTTGCGACGCTGGTGTGCGTGGTGATCGTTGGACGAGTAAAAGTCTTAGACCTTCCGCCATCTGGATAAGCGCGAGCGCCTACGGCCTCAACGACTGGGCGCAAAAAGTTTAGGTCTTGCACCAATGGGCCAAGAACTGGAACTGGCAAGAGACCCGGCGTGTCGGTTGTAAGTACATCGCCAGCTGCTGCTTCAAGTGCGGTGCGCTTTGATGCGGTGTACTCCGCTACTGCTTTGTTCATGTTGTGGAAAGTATCGCCACCGATGTGGTAGGCAGCCATAAACTCGCCTGCGTTTGGCAACTTAAACTCGCGCTTAGGTTGTGCTGGAATTGCAGCTGTTGGAATGGTTGCCTCGACTGCTGGGACTGTTACTTCTGACATGGGTTCTGTCTCCTCTGTGGGTTCTTGTATTTCATTATTGTCGGTCTCTTCGGGTTCGTGGTGGATACTGGCAGCAATGTCTGTAATGATTGCGCCAGCGAAGGCTGGGACTGGCACCATAGACAATTCGATCCAGTCGGCAGCGAGCACGGTGATTGAGCCGTCTTCGTTTGCTCGGGTTTTTGTTGGGTTTACGCCAACAGATACCGAGTCAAGAACACCGTCAAGGGCGAGCTGCAAAGCCTCGTCGCCTGCGGCGGTCTTGCTAATCTTGGCACTAAACAGCATGCCTTCAGCGGTGTCGACGCGCTCAGTAACAATGCCGATGGCCTGATTGCTGTCGTGGTTCATGTAGAGCCGTGGGGCCTTGCCCTCGACTGGCAGGCTGCCTTGCTCAAAGGTTACGGCTGTACCGTCCGAGACAGTTGCTGCCACACCGTACGGCACGGCGATGCCTGTGATCGTTCGTGATGGTGTGCCGTCGCCTGCTGCTGCGTCGATGCTGACGGATGGTGCTGTAAATCTGATCATTAGCTTGCGATCTCCTCTTGCGTGTTTTCTGATGTTGGTGTTTCCATTTTGTCTGCTAAATAATTTTCTTCCAGATAGGACTCGTAATCGAAGGCAACGAAAGTGCCGTTAGGTAGCACATTGTTCATTGACAATGTTTCTGCTATTGCATCAGCGTAAAGTTTCACACCGAAGAACAGCAAGTCCATGCGCGCCTGTTGTGATGACTGATAAGAGTATGACCCGGTTGATACGCCGATTAGGTATGGCGGCACATTGCCGATGCGTCCACCAGTTTCTAATGCGCTGTAGTTTGCTGACTCAATGAGCAGCATTTTGTCTGGCGACATTGTTGTCGGTTCGTAAGATAGGAACTCGTTAAGCGCAGCGGTCTGATTGGTTGCGCGCGCTTGATTAAATGCAGCTGCAAGATCAGCAAGTTCTTGTGCGCTTAGCGGTTCGCCACCAGTTTGCTTTAGCACACCAGCAGGGATCGACGATGAAGCATTGCGCGCTCGAGCATCTTGGATTTTGATTGCGGTCTCGATGGCGGCCTGCGATGAATAGACCATGCCCTGTGTAGGCGACAAGAACTGGATCAAGTTCTTAGGGTCGATCTCTCCGCCTTGAAAGTACACTTGCGATGATGGCGCAAACCATACGGGGCCAGCCATGTCTGTTGTCGTAACTGAGCCTGCTGGTAGTCGAGTAAAGGTTGCTGGGAAGCCGTCAGCGGTGCGGCTAGTGATGTACCAGAATGCGCGTCCATAAAAATACAAGTCGTCAAATGTCCAACTCATTAGGAAGTTATAGGGGACGGTAGGGTCTGGCCTGCGTAACCAAGTTCTGGGGGCGATATAAACGCGCTCCATTTCTTCGCCGTTCCACATTTCGTTGTACATCTGCAATGGCATGCAGCCGATTACTGATGCAAGTAGATCGCGCGCGCGTGAGATCGCTGGGATTGAGATTGCTGCTGCGCGTAGTTGACCTTCTTGATAGGTGTAGTACTGACCGATCATGTTTTTGCCGACATTGCTGCTGTTATAGCCTGGACTCATTGCACCAGCAGCTGCCGCTTTGGCAGGCGCTGGACTGATGGCGGCCTTGCTCACTTTGCGGTCAAATAATCCCATGCCACAACATTACAGATGCAAGCGCTGTGATGGTGGCACTCGATCGGCCTAATCAGTTCCCGACGAAAGGCTAGGTACTTCGACCGAGTGCCGAGGGTATGTTACTGACTAACAGTGACCAGCATCGGCTTCCCCGACACAGATGGCCTCGAGCAAAGTGCAGCTGCCCAGATCATGCAGCGACACAACTCGATCGGCCCGGGTGATCTCTGAGATGACACTGCGACAGAGCCTTGCGATCTAACTGCGACAGCGCGCTGGACATGTTCAGCCAACTGGGTTGAGCCGTCATGTAGCAGCATTTTTTCCGCTATTAAGTTTCTTACTGTGGGGGTGTATTTCAATATTTCGCCATAGCCGACGATGACCTTTTTGGTCTCTAGGTGTCGAGGCCACTGGATGTCGATGCTGGGTGAGATAGCAAACTTGCAGCCGTCGGCAGTGAGCCTGTCAACCTCGAGCAAGAGAGCTGCGAAACTGTCCACAACGAAGGCCACGGTCACGACAATGCGGCGGTCAGGTAGCGCTACGGCGCGCAGGCCGAAGTAGCGCGAGTCGTCCATGCTGGTCTCAATGGCAACGATGCCGCCCTTGGGTATGTCGCCTTCGTGTTCGAGTGCAGGCCAGACACCCGGCGGTATCCAGCCGCGATCCGAGGCCACCCACAGATTTACTGATGCTCGCAAGAATTGGGCGCGGTCAGGGTTCTGAGACTCGGCCTCGATCGTTGACAATTCCAAAGTGTGACCGAGCGCAGGGTTGCCGTAAGCCCACGCGGCAGGGTTCATCGGGTCAAGATCAGGCGGCGGTGACCACTCGGCAAAGTACAGCGACGATCGTTCGCCACGATCTATGGCTCGCAGGCCTTGCTCACGCCAACGCAAGAAAGCGGTCGATGCCTCAGTGCCAGCTGTTGACCAGCAACTAAGCAGCGGTGATTTCCGTGCGCGCATAGATGGGATCAGACCGCCGTCAATAGCGAGCTGCGACATGTCCCAGATTTCGTCTGCCACGATCAGATCGTTGCTTGTGCCGTGACCGACCGAAGGCTTCGCGGCCCTAACCGTCCACTTGCTGCCGTCTGGCATTGTCACCGAGTTTCGACCGTAAGCCTTTACAGCGGTTGCTTGAAAGCGATCGACTAACACGGGCGCGATCTCGTCAAACAGGGTGATGGCCAAGTCGAGCCTGTTAGCAGTCGTGAGCACTGTCTGTTTTTTGCCCCGTATTTTTGGCATCTCTGTGAGCCACCAGCCAACCAAACTACCTAGAGCAACGGTCTTGCCGTTCTGTCTGGCAGTAGAAACAAGGCTTGTGCGATGCAGCAGCTCACCATGCTTGTCATAAGACAACTGACCGTCAAGAACATGCACTTGCCAAGGCATAAGGGTGATCCCCAGATGCTGTTCTGCCCATCCCTGCACATCAGCCCCGAACGATCCAGCCGCATCGGTGACAGTCGTTTCCAATCTCGGTCGATCATGGCCAGTTGCCGCCAGTTCGGGCTGGTTGCCATCCGATAGAGACAAGAGTTGGGTCGGGGTCAATCTCTTCT